CAGATGCTTTGCTAAACCAGCCATAGTCACCTGATGCCATTGCAGTTGCTGGACTTGTATAAGTTCCACCACTTGCTGTAGCTACAAAAGTTGATGCGTTTACTGTGCAAGTTGTTAGTGTTGCTGTAATAGCTGCACCAGCTTTTGCAAATACATAACGCAATCCATCTGAGCCAAATACTTGAGCACCTAACGGCCCTTGTGTTGGAATAACTGTTCCATCACTTGAGAGGTTATAGTTTGATAGATTCGTTATATCAATCCCTGCTTGAGGGGTTATTGAATAAGCCATGATTTATTTCCTTTCTTAGGCAATTAACTTGCCCTGTAAAAATTGGTTAGAACAAGTGAGATTACCAGCCCATCCATACAACTTAACAATCGCATCTTGGTTGATAGCTTGTCTTTCGCCACCGATAGGAACGAAATTACGCTCTTTGTGTGGTCGTAAGAAAATGTAATCAGTATTCAAGAAGAACATTGTGTTAGTAGTCTGTTGTGAGCCTACACCACCACCTAGAACCACATCGGCACTTGTACCACCACCATAGAACTTGAGGGATGCGAAACCTGATGCACCTGATTCCTCAGAAGTAATACGCTGAATAGCTTGTAGTGCTTGGACATAAAAAGAGTAGTAGTTGTTATCAGCAACGATTAAGTCAGCTTTGTCTGTTCCACGAACTAATTGAATAGCTGTAGAAGTCATCTTAGCCAAGATAGTTGTTGCACTAACTGCTGCACCACCAGTTGTAACGATTGGTCTCCAGAATGTCCAGTTGGCACGATTAATACCACCATAAGTTCCAGTAGATGCACTATCAGGAATAGCTGCAGCCAAACCTGTAATGTTCTTACCACCATTACCTGTTCCATCAAGATACAAGTCACCAGAGATTCGGTTTAATAATCGAGCCTCAGATACTTGCATACGACCATCTAGTAAGTCGATGATTGCCTCTTTAGAACTGTTCTGCAACATTTCTAGACCACTCATTGTTACGCTATCTGCGTACTGAGTAATAGAGTATTGAGCAGCACTAATTGGTGAATCAGGAGAGATGTTTAATACTTCATATCCTGAATAAGAATTAGCATTGTTGGTTGATGGATCGTTATACATGATCTCTTGGAGAATCACATTACCACCTGAGAAAGGCTTGATGTTACCTTTTTGGTCAAGTCTTTGTAGTATTGCATTGTTTTGTGTTAAGTTATCTGCCAACTCACCACTACGACTTTGAATAGTCGTTGCGATAATATCGGTGATAGCACTATTAGCGAAAGCCATAATAATATCCTTTTTAGTTTAGTTAAACCCGACCACCCATAGATTGATTTAATTGTTCTTCAATCACAGATCGTCTATCCTTTTTATCAACTGTTGTACTTAATCCACTAGGTGTAACGGATCGAGGACTTAATGCAGTCGATTTTGCCTTTGCTACTCGTTGTGCTTGGCTTTGTGTAGAACCTTGTTTGAGGAGTCGTTCTCTCTCAAGTTCCCATACATCGTCTTGTAAACGCACAGCTTTTGCATAAGCACCTTCAAGGTCTTGGGCATAACCTTTCTCAAGTAATTGAGCCATAGTTTCCCTAACCGATTCAAAATGTGGAAACTTCTCCACATTCGTTGCTACTCGATTGATTTCTGACATCAACCGATTGTTTTCTTCTTGCTCATACCTAGACTTAATAGTACCAACTTCTTGATTCATATGTTGAAGTTGTGCCATTAATTGCTGAGTATAAGGGTCAATTTGTTGCTTTTGCATCTCTCCTTGGTTTAATTGTATACCATAGTCTTGTGCAAGTCTGTGAAACATTTGGATTTTTTGCTCTGGAGGTGCTTGACTGAGTATCAAGTGAGCCCTTCCTAAGTTATTAATCCATTGTGCCTCATTGATATTCTGTTGTTTAAGGTGTTCTCTAAAAGGTGCAATAGCCTCATCTAATGGCTTAAATCTATCTGCCTCAGCCTTATAGGTATTAACACCTTTTTTGTATTCAGACTCCCTCTGATTTAAGTATTCAAGGTGTTTCTTGCGTTCATCGCTAGATAATTCCTCACCATTTTGAATCTTGTCCCAAATCGGAAGATACTCTTTTTTCCATGTTGTAGGTCTAATTGGCTTAACTTCTACAACTTCTTCAACTTCTACAGGTTCTTCAACTTCGTGAACTTCCTCAACTTCTTGAGGTTCTTCAACTGGTTGTTCCCTGACTCCTTCTACAGGCTCATTGCTAAACGCTTCTTCTAGTGCTGATCGTAAATCTGCCATTTTTCTCTCCAAGTAATCGGATTAATACTTCAATTTAGAATAAACAATCTCACCAATCTTAGCTTTTAGCTTAGGATCGTAATACTGTTTAGGCTTATGCTCTTGCTTTTCGTTACCTACTTCTATACAACCATGATCTTTTAAATGCGTTCTATGTCGTGATCTTGAGGTTATCCAACTACCATCAATCATTGACTTATAAGGTTGAATATCACTCATTACCATGTTAGCTTGTCGCTTAACATCTTTCATTTCCCATGACCTTTCAGCCTCCTCTTGACCGATTGTAGGAGTCCAATGTGCTAAAAATGCCTCTTTATCTGTCATTACATTCTCCTTATAAGTTCTGGTATCTGATCGTAGTCTTTCTCATCAACAGGTATTACAGAGTCATACCAAGTTCCATGTTTCCATCGCCAACATTTAAACTCATCTCTTGGCATAAGTACAATACACTTTACTCCTAATGCACCAGCTAGATGAGCAGTACCAGTATCAACTGTGACCACTCCTTTCATAGCTTTAATGTGTCGTGCAGTCTTTGACCAATCTGTTTTCCAACCATCATTGGGTAATGGATACCAAAACTCGTCACCTTCAGGATTTAAAGAGTAAGCATTTGTACCTACCAACTCAAGCATTTTCTTAGGGTGCATAGTTCTTACATAATGCAAAATACCCTTAGAAGTAGCCCAATTTACTCCTATCTTGCTTGGAATATTTGATGGTATTGCCTCAAAATAACCCTCACTACCGACAATTTTCTGCAAATTACATGGAAATAATGATTTAACACCAGGGTGTTGTAACGAAAGGTAATAGGGTAAAGATATAGCACCAATCCAATAATCTGATTCAACTGCTGTTCCTTCTTCTGTTGCATTGGTAAACACATCTATGCTACTTATCTGCCCTAAAAGATGATGTAATGAGCCATGATTAAGACTAACGACTTTCCTTGCACCTAAGACTTTTAAAGCTGGTAAGAATCTAGCGTATTGAATAATATCGCCAAAGCCTTGTTCATGCACAACTGTTATTGACTTACCTATAAGACATTCGCCTCGCCAAACAGGTATTTTTAAAGGTTTTACATAATCTGCAGCTTGATTCGCCATGACTTCAGGATGCCATCTGTATTCAAATAGTCTAAAACCAGCATCTAATCTACCAGCGTGTAAATGCTCATAAGCCTTTTTATATTCGTTATGAGGATTTAATGGAGAAGTATTAATATAGCCTCCTCATCATCTTGGTCTGCTCTAGTCTTGGCATTTTGAATAGCCAATTGCATATTAAGACTGTAGATTTCTTGTCGTACTTGTATAGCATGGATAAGTTTCTGTCGTTCATTTTCAAGTGATTGAATGTCAAAATCGACTTTTTCTATCTTTGGTTGTATAGATTTTACTTTAACTTCAATGACTTTGCGTATTTCTTTTGGGTCAATTAAGTTAGTTAATGCCTCTTTTCTTGCTCGTATCTTCTCAATTCTTAATCTATTGCGTTCATTTTCTGCTTGTTGTCGTTTTTTGAGTAATGCTCGAATCCTTCTTAGTTCTTCCTTGGTAATACCATCGTGCATATCCATCTCAGGTACAGGATTTGTAGTCTGAAACGCATTATTCTGAAAAGCATTGACTTGAAAAGCTGCTTGAAACATTTAGAAAGTCCCACCAAAGATTCCTGTTGTTGCTGTAATCGTTGTACCTGTAATTGTGTTTGGTGTTGTTCCACCTATAACTGGAGGACTAGATAAGTCTAATGTGCCACCTAAAGTTAGACTTCCTGTAGTCGTAACTGTACCACTTAGTGATATACCTGAGACTGTACCTGTGCCACTTACGCTAGTTACAGTTCCACTCGTATTAGACTTATTGTTAAATGTTGTCCAATCAGTCGATGTTAGATAACCATTAACGCTAGTTGTAGCTGCAGGCATACTAATTGCTGGTGTGTTACCACCACTTGAGACTACAGGACTTGTACCTGTTACAGATGTTACAGTTCCTACGCTGATCGAGCCACCTAAACTTGTGCTAGTACCATTTATAGTAATTGCTGAGTTAGTCAAACTTGCGTTAGCTATGTTTGTTAGGGTATTTGTAGAACCTGAGATTGATTTGTTTGTTAGCGTATCTGTTGTTGCTTTACCAACTAAAGTGTCTGTAGCATCAGGTAATGTAATAGTGCGATCTACAGTTTGCACAGAAGAAATCATGGTTCTTGTGTTAGTAGTTGACCCATTAGGATTAAACATTAATCTTTTAGTATCGTCTAAACCACCTTGTACATTGACATATCCACTCGTACCTTTTGGGGCTAAATGTATGCCTATGTTTGTATCTGTTCCTGTAGCTGAAATATGCACAGGATTGCCAGTTGCAGAGTTTTCTATGGTGACTTGATTTACAGCACTTGCAATAGCTGAAAACTTTAATTCAGCATTTCCATTAGCATCATTAATTTGACCAATAATAGGTGTAGTTAATGTCTTGTTTGTTAGGGTTTGTGTTCCTGTTAGCGTTGCAACTGTACTGTCGATTGCTATAGTTCCACTTGTCGTTATCGTTCCACCTGTTAAACCTGTGCCTGCTGTGATACTTGTTACAGTTCCTAAAGGATTGACTGACCAAGATGTATCTGTGCCATCTGTTGTTAAATACTTACCTGTATTACCTGTTTGACTTGGTGCAAGTGCATTAAATGCAAGATTAGCAGTAGTTTGACCAGTTCCACCATTAATCACAGGAATAGTTCCTGTTAATACATGGTCTGCGTTCCAATCACTAGGTCTTACTAGACTTGTATCTGCCTCATCGGGTATTGCTGAGACTTTTAAATGCTTAACTGTAATAGCCATCACTGAACTCCTACAATTTTGCCTTGCTCATCCCTTATTACTTGTTTTGGTCTGTTTGATGCCTCTTGCTGTTGTTGTAAAGTACCTATTAACTGTCCGATTGTATTAGTCATTTCTTGATTACCTTGACTAATTGCGTTAGCTATCGGTGCTAGAGGATGCTCTTGTGCTTTCATCATATCTTCATCGTTTTGATATTCTGCATAAGCCATTGCACCATCATCTAATCCACTAGAGATTCGTGCTGTTTCAATCTTTGCACCATTATTGATGTATGCAAGAAGAATCTGTGTATTTCTCTCTGTCATCATCTTCATTTGGGCTAACTTCATCTCCATCTCACGATCCATTTGTTGTCGTTGAGCCTCTAACTGGTTGCGTAGCGTATTTTCTTGTGCTTGCATCTCTTGCTTATGTTGCTCAACTTGCATTTGTTGTTGCATCTTAGCTTGCTCTAACTGTGCGTTCATCTGCATTTCAGCTTGTTTAGCCTGGCTTTGTGCTTGAATTTTCATCATCTCAGGATTAGGCTGTGGTTGTCGTGGTTGTTTAGCCATTTCTTTGAGTTTATCTGCTGTTTCGTCAATTAAACCCTCTAAACCCTTACCAACTTTAAACCCTGTTACACCAAACTTGAGCATTTCCATCGCCATTGGTACTAATTCAGGTGCATTTTGCCCTAAAGGTATGATGTTTTGCATAAAATTACCTACTGCACTCAAGAACTCCATGCGATCTTGCTTTTCTTGCATCTCATCTTGGTAAATCATCGAATCTGAGGTGACTTCTATCCTAAAATTCTTGGCACTTTCATCTTTTAGTAATGCTAATGCTTGAGGTACAAGTTGTTTATCGTTATCTGATAGTTGTGCTGCACCACTTATTCTTACTATTGTTTCTTCTGTAAAGTGCCTACAAATAATCTGTGCTTTGATGTTTAAAATCTTAGTCGCAAAGTTCACAACATTGTGTTGCATAGTCTTTAATCGACCAGCAGCGTTATTACTCTTGATTATCTGAGCACCTAGTGTTTCATTAGGGTCTGTTTGACCCCTTTGAATGTCAGCAATTCCCATAATCTCGTAAATTTGGGACTTTACTTGTTCCATAGCTTGGTAACACGACATCAAAGCAGACGCAAAAGGTGTAATGTCTACTAAGTCAATAGCACCCTTGAGTCCTTGTTTCTCAGCAAACGCTGCCCAATTCTTAACAGGTAGCAATGAGTTATTCTCACCCTCAGAGAACAGTCGATTGAGTTCAGATGCACTTGCATCGTAGACTCCTCGTACTTTCAATGCGTTGATTAGTCCATCAATACGATCTGCAAGGGTATCTAACTCCTTAGCTTGATCTTGATACATCGTAAAGTCAGGGATTGGCTCTAAGTTCTCTGTAGTTATATTACTGAATAAAGGCTTAGGACAAGGCCAAAAGTCCTCTAACTCTAATGGATCAGGTTTCTCATCAAGAATCTTACCCATTGCCTTAGAAATCCACAATACATCACCAGACTCTTTATCCCATATCTCATAGATACACGCTTGCTCACGCATATTCTGATTCTGTGAATAAGTCTTACCTTCTTCAGGCTTTGTATCTAAAGGTATCTGATAGCCTAAATCATCGCCAAATCGTTCAACTAAAGCATCTCGATTCATATAGACTTTACGATATACCCAAGTTACTTCTTCCCAAGTCCTACCTACTGAGTGACCAAAGTCTCTCCAATGGACATAATCGCAAGGTGCACATTCGTACTCAATTCTCTCAGGTGCTTCAGAAATCATCGCTTTGTGCGACTCATCATCATCTATATCTTCTGTAATCTGTAGACCATCTTCAGGTAAACCTTGTTCGTCAGCAACAATATGTGGTTCATAGCGTACCCATGCAGTTCCTCGACCACCAATCATTCTGTCAAATACTGCACTATCCATTGCTGTTTTATAGTCTGAATAGTGTTCTAACTCGTAATCCAATGCCCTTTCAAGCATAGTACAAGCTACTCGACCAATCGGATCGTTATCCTTAAATCGTCTAGTTACATCAGGTCTAGGAAGTCTAGCAAAGATAGCTGGGGTTATTGTTTGGACATTACTGTAAAGAATGTTAAACCTAGCATTAGGATTGTTTTGTGTTCTTGAATCGTCACGATAGCGTTTTAGTATCTTATCTGCTCGACCTTCCCACTTCTTAAAGGCTCTCTCGTAAGATAAGATTCGATTGTACCAATCTGTGTAATCGTGATTCATATTCTTCCACTCCTAGGTTTAGGCGATACTGCCCACATTTCATTCAAAGTTACATCTGTTTGTCCTACATATAACCCCTTGATCGAGTGGTCTTTCAAGATTGGTTTTTCTTCTTCTCTGTATGCAATAGAGAGGTATCTCCATGCATCTGCACCATGACTTGTCCAATCGTGTCTAGGTTTATCCCTAAAAACCTTCTTGTCCTCATCATATTCTCTTTGGTATTGTCTTAGACATTCTATACCCTCTTGACATTTAGTGTCAAACCAAGCCCTTTGTAATGCCATCCTTGATGCTTGTATTCCATCTTGTAACGATAGATTAGGTACTATTTTAAGCGTTTCTATAGGTATTTTAATGGCTATTTGCTCGATTACTGACTTACCACCTGAACTAAGAGTTTTTGCTCTAGCATCGTGAGGTAGCCAATGAGTACCATATTTGTAACCATATTCCCTCTCTTTAGACTTGATTAAGTTTGTATAGTAGTCAATGTTCTCGCCATTACTTGAATGGTAGTCTAAGACTCTTATCTCACCATGCACAGCTTGAAACCAAAAGATTGCAGTATCGTCTGAATACCCCAAGTCCCACGAACTATGGCATGGGAATAGTGGATCATACTCAACATTAGTGATTCTTCCTTGATCTGTGAGCATACGCATTTCTTTACCATAGTACGCACCTAAGATAGCAGACTCAAAGTTACACTCGAATTCAGCCTCATACTGATCTTCTGTCATCATAGACCTAGCATCGTCTAACTCATCTCTAGGTAATATTCCTGTTTGACTTGCTCGTAGGACTTTCACATACCAATTATCTTGCTGCTCTGCCTTGCTAAAGATGTCATAGAATCCATTGTGCCCTTTAGGAGTTCCTATAAAGGTTGCCCAGCCTAGTCGATCTGATAGTAATGGCCTAACAATTTGACCCCAAAGATTAGGTTTCATATCTGCCATCTCATCTAAAACTACCCCATCTAAGTAATTTCCCCTGAGTGCGTCTGGATTGTCACCACCAAATAGTCGTATCTTTGAACCATTGATTAGTTCTACCCATAACTCAGATTGATTAGCTGTCTTGCGTACAGGTTCACTAAAGCGTAATAAGTATGACCAGGCAATAGACTTAGCTTGTGCGTAATAAGGTGCAATATACCCATATTGACCATTCTCTTTGTTCTCTGTCAATGCTCTATAAATAGTATCCATCAGAACGCAAACTGTCTTGCCTGCTCGTCTATGTGCGACTATTACAGCCCATCGTTCAGTTCTATCGTGAAAGTCGTGGAATACTTCTCTTGGACAATAGTCCAGTTCAATGTCTACGACTTCTTCCATGAAAACCTATAGTGGATTGGCTTTGCCTCATCTCCTACTACTTCTTGTCTAGCAAGTTTAGGTAAATGATACTCCATGACTT